AGAGAATGGTGATAATAGTAACCCACGGTTATTTCTTAATGCATGTACAATAGCATTGTTCTGATATTCTCTTGGTTCAAATTTACAGTCAAACTCTTTTGACAACTGAAACCCATAATCGTCATCAATCTTATTTAATGGCCATACATCCTTTGATGCAAGTTCAATATCATAGTCATGGGTTTTACAAAATTTAGCAATCTGTGGAATGAGTCCAGCATAAATGAGTCCAGTCATTGGATTGAGAAGTCGAATCTTTCCATCCCAGACTTTGTTCCGCACAGCCGGCATGAACTTAGCACCTGGAACTTCAAATGTAAAGTAAGCAGACATTTCCATCTTTGTTGATGGATCTGCCACTACTCTCACAAATATCTCATTCACTTTCTCAATAACGACTTTTTCCATTATGCACCTGTTCTAAACTTCTCCCAGTCAAGAATATTCTTGAGAATAAAGTTACGATTGTTGATTTGTTTGATAATTGATTCTAGATATTCTACTACTGCTTCCTGAAGTCCAATCTTTAAAGACATATTAATTACATCTTTATCTGATTCAAGATACATTGGAATATCGGCACGAAGAATCTTAAGTGGTTGTTGCGGCCAACCGTATTCTTTTAACTCTGTACTATCTAAAGTACCATTATAATAATCAGTCTTGAGTTTGGTGAGTACTTTATAATCAGATTTAAGTTTTTTGAGTCTTAAACCTTCTTCAGAATACCACCTAAAGTATTTGTTGTGAAGTTTTGGAATGTCTGCAGAGTTTCTAGATATGTCTGCAATATCAATGGCTCCGTCTTTAGCCCATTCATTATATAGATCTTCAAGTTTCATCTCATTCCCCTATGGTATATGCAGCCAATTGCTATTATACACTATAAAAGATCAAATGTCAACAATTTCAAATGTAGTATATCTAAATCCAATAGTTGTTGTTACATATTCTGTAGTAGAATTTGTTGTCGACATTTGAATTGATGATATTGAAACTGGAAATAAATCGGCAAACCTAAATTCAATAGTAGCATTACCTTTACTATTTAAAACAATAAGAGATGCATCTGAAAATTGACCACCAGCCGTTTCTAGTTCTTGATATTGCATAAAATCATTTGTTGGTGCCAAACCTGACATCCAATTATAGATTTCTTTATAACAAACAAGATTTTCATCAATTGCCACTGTCAATAATAACTCATCATATGATAGTTTATTGCCAGGTCTATTAATTGATGCAAATGGTGTTGCCTGTATTGTTGTGTCAATATTCAATCCTGGAATATTAGCACCTTGAACAAAAAATTGAACATTTGGAAGACGCTTAATTGTAAAGTCAAAATTCTTAGCGTTAAAAAAATTCTGTATCATATATGTAACCTTTGTTTGTCATACATACTATTTATAGACATAAAAAAAGAGGCGCCGCGGCGCCTCTAAGGTGGTCCAATAACTTATTAGACTTATTAAAGAATGTTGGTAACCGAAATACGACGGTAATATTCGTTGGTGTTTGCAGTAAGAGCACCCTGAGTAGTTGCAGAGGTACCATCAGCAAATGGGTTTGAAACCATACCGTAACGAGTCTTAAAGCCGATTTTTGGTTGGAAGTCAGACTCACCAACTGCACGAACCATTTGTAGCGGAACGTATGGGCAATAGAATAGACCTGCGTCGAATGCAGATGCACCCTTATAACCAACAACAGCATAGTTACCACCAGCATATGGGTCGATATATACTTTGTACTTACCGTTTAGAACACCAGCAAAAGTATTACCTGTATCGTCGATACCTAGGTTGTTTGCAAGTGCTGGGGTATAGTCAAGAACACCAGCCATTTGAAGTGCAGAAGCAACATCAGATGAACAGATGATTACGTTACCACGACCACGGCGAGTAGACTTAGCAATCTGGTTAGCTTCACGCTCAATTTGGAACATCAAGCCCTTGAACTTTTCAACTGACCAACGGCCGTTTGAGTCAACATCAAGGTCAAACACACCAGCAGTTGTAACACCTGAGTTAGCACCACGAACAGCTGTGTTATAAACTGTGCGAACAACTTCACGGTTGATTTCCGCAAGGATTTCAGACTGTAGGATGTTTGCAAGTTCTGTTTCAGCGTCAAGACCGTGAATAGCTTTCAAGTCTTGTGCAAGTTCAGTTGTGTATTCTGCTTTCAATGCGCGTGTTTTTGCAGTTACAGAAACTTTTTCTAGTGAGAAGCCCATTTGTGCAAAAGCGGTATTTGCTTCAGCAACAGATGTTGACATACCAGTACCAGTGTTTGCAGTGTTTGCAGTACCAGTTGTACCAGCAAATGTACCAGCACCTGAGTAGTCTGTGTCTGCTTCATTAAAGAATGCTTCGCCAGTCATTGCAGTTGTGTTTGCATACTGTGGGCGCATAGCAAAGATCAAGCCAGTTGGGCCAGTCATTGGCTGAACGCCAGCAATATCATAAGCAATTAGGTTAGGCATTGAACGACGGATCAAAGTGATAAGTACTGGATCATAACCCTTTACTGAACCACCTAGGTCATTAGAAACGTTTGGACCTGCTTCGTTAAGCAATGTGTTTGTTGACCATGCATTACCTTCTTGAAGAGCCTTTTCAGTGTTCTCTAGAAGTTGTGCTGTTACTGCACGCTTGTGTGCGTTTTCAATTTTTGGTAGGTCAGCGTGCTCTAGCACAACTTTCCATTTTTCGTTTAATGATTCAATAGACATTTGGATTATTCTCCTTTGAGGTTGTTTTATATAATAACAATATTATTTATATAATCTTATTTTCTAACTGCTTTAGAAATAGCGTCTGCATAAAGTGCCATTGCTGGGTCAATTTTAACGGTTGAACCATTATCCAATTCAATTGGGTCAATACCATCAGTTGATTCATTTAGTACTGATTTACCGCCAAAGTATTGTTCTTTAATGATTTCAACTTTACGACCAAATTCATCTGCGTCTGCAAATTCAACGCCTTCAGCCAAAGTACGCAATTTTTCTGCTTGTGTATCAGTCAATCCATTTGAAAAACTTTCAAGGATCTTCTCAGCTTTAAGACCTTCAAGTGCTTGACGAAGTTCAATTGACTCATTGATTGCTTCATTAAGATTGTTTTCAGTCTCTTGTAATGCTTCTGCCATATCTGCAAGAATGTCTGTTTCTTCTTCTGGTAGATTAATGCTATGTTCAATAAACAAATCACGAAGGCCATCAATAAATGATTCTGCAATCTCAGCACGAATGCCACGTTCGATTGCAACTTGATTTTCTTCCATCCACTGTTCAACGACATAATCAAGATATGTGTCAACTTTTTCAGTTAGATCATTAACAACTAATTCAACTTCTTCATCAAGTTTAGCTGTGAATTCTTCTTCCAAACGGTCAACTTCTTCCTGAAGTTTTGCATTTACTGCTGCTTCAAAAATAACAGTTGCTTTTTCTTTAAAGTCTTCTGAAAGGTCTGAACCTGCAAACATTTCTTCAACTGATTCACCCATCGACTTATCAGCCATACGCTTTGCAGCTTTAATTGTTGGCACGCTGTCAACAAGATCAGTTGCTGAACCACCTTGACCAGGTGTTGCTGTTGAAGTTTCTTTTGCAGCGTCTGTACCAGTATTTTTATCGGCAGCACGCTTTTTATTAGAACCACCAGCTGGTGTCATTGCGTCATTAGCAGTTGAATTCTCACCTGAAGCAGTGAATTCATCTAGCTGTTTAGAATCTGTAATCTTCATTGTGATTTACTCCTTTATGAATTATCATTATTATTTATAAAAACATATTATTCGGTTATAGATTTGATGAATCTATTAAAGAGTTGCATTGCATTCTCTTCTAATTGTTCTCTAGTCATTGATTTTGTTTGTTCATGGATTCTATCAAGAGTATTTTGTGCTCTCCAAGATCCTGATGCAACATCATAAATCCATGCAGTACCTTCCATAATACCACGAACAAATGCATTTGGCGCAGAAGGATCCGCAACAATATCACCAGCAGTTGCCAACATAAAGTCTTCTTGTACTTCCATAATACCTTGTCTATTTGGCTTTACAGAACCCATACCACGCGATGAAACTCCAAGACTTGCACCATCATCAATAAGATTTTTTACAATCTTACCCATTGGTGTATCCATAATCTTTGCTTTACCAACAAAGTTTGAACCTTCTTGATGTAGTTCAGTGATCATATGTGAAACACGATCAAGATTGATAGTAGGACCATCAGGATGACCAAGTTCACCAAATGCTCTGTTCTTATTTACAAACTGTTCATTGTAACGATTAACTTCTTTTGCAATAATTGTAGCAGGATAAATCCTACCATTGCGATTTTTTAAATCGCCTTGCATAAAAATACCTTCAATGAAATATTGCTTTTGACCATTCTCTTTGGCTTCAACAATATATTGAAGATCATCATTTACTTCACAAATTAAATGCATCATTATCTCCAAGCTATTGGGGTGCAAAGAAGAGCAGCATTAGCGGTGATGGTATCAGTAGGACTTTTAATAAGTATTTCAGAAATTCCTCCTGCTATTGTCATAGTACCTAATACAGTACTATTGGCAGCAGTAATAGTTACAAGAGTATTTGCAGCTGCATATGCTCTAATAAGACCATATCCACCAACAGTATTAGCGGTAGTTACAGA